TCAGTGGATGTTGTGGCCGCCGCGTGACTCGGGCGGGAGCGACGAGATGTCAGGGGTGCCGGAGTCGGTGCGCGCCGTGGTCGGTTCGGTGGCGTGCTCGAGCTGCTTCGCGCCGAGGTCGCGAGTGAGCAGCGCGTAGGACGCGTTCACGACGACGACCGCGAGGAGAGTGAACAGCCACCAGTCGGTGACCGGCTCACGGGTGATGGCGAAGTAGAACACCATCACCAGGCCCGCCAGGACGACCGCCACGGCGACGGAAACGACCTTGCGGTGCACGGGCTTGGTGACGAACGGCAGCAGGCCGTTGAGCGCGCCCACGGCGTACGGGGCGAAGAAGCCGAGCAGGGTGATGATGCCCAGCGGCGCGACGGGGATTGCGATGTCCATGCGGGTGACCTCCTCAGGTCTTGGTGATCTCGGTGGTTTCGTCGATGTCGGGCCAGGGGTCCGGTGTCCCGCCGGCGAGGATGAGCTTCCGCTCCAGCCGCGCAGCGAGCCCCTCAACCAGGCGACGGTTCTCCCGCTCCCGGTCGGTGCGTGCTTCGGCGGCCGCGGCGCGCTGGTTGGCGGCGTCGCGCTCGGCGATCGCGGCGTCGCGCTGCGCGATGATGTCGTTCTTCCGGCGGGACTCCCGTGCGGCTACTCCGTTGCGGAGCAGCTTCACGATGGCGACGATCTCTCGGAAGAACAGGGCGATCGCGCCGAGCCCGCCGAGAGCGGTGATGATTCCGATCCAGTTCTCCACTCGGCCCCCTACGTGTCGCGGCGCACGACGTCGCGTGTGCGACGACGGAGCATCGCGGCGACGCGGGCACGGATGTGCTGGTCGTCGGGTTCGGAGGCGAAGATATGCAGCTCGAGATACCGGCGCAGCATGTTCAGCATCGCCGCGAGGATGATCATCGCCGCGACCGTGGTGAACGGCGTCACGGTGGCCGTGGTGCCGAGCACGAGGAAGTACACCCCGATACCGATGCCAGCGAATGGCAGCGCCGGCACTTCGATGATCCAGAACCGACTGAGCCGGCCCGCGAAGCCGCCGGCGCCGCCGAGCACGAGCATCGCTCCCCAGACGGGGATGAGCCACTCCCACCCGGCGAGCTCGGTCTGCACCGACGGGGGCGGTGCGATGAACGCGAACACGCCGCCGACGGCGACCGCCGCGTAGATCACGAGATCGATGACGCGGATGAGGCCTTCGAGGACGCGGCGTTTCTCCGGGGCAACGGGCGAGCGGTCCATCACAGCACCCCTCCCCCGAAGACGGCGAACGCGGCGATGCCGGCGCGCACGAGGTCGGCGAGCCACGTCAGCCCGGCGACCAACACCGCGCCCGCCACCGCCGCGACCGAGATCGCGACGGCGGCGATGGTGCGATCGCTCATGCCCAGTACGTCCGTGCCGGGTTGCGGCGGGTGCCTACCCAGATCAGCGAGCCATCGTTCGCGCGGATGCGGACCGGGCCGGTGCCCGGGTCCTCGACGACCTCGCGGGTGCCGCCGTGCATGATCTGGTCCGGGGCGTAGTCCCCGGTGAAGGCGTTCTCGTACTTGCTGTACCAGTACTGACCCTCGGCGGGCACGTCGAACAGGTGCCGCTTCGCCACCGGTGCGGGCGCGGCACCGGAGCGGACGCGGGCCGGGTTCTTCCGGGTGCCGACCCACACGAGGTCGCCGTCGGCTGCTCGGACCCGGACGGGGCCGGTGCCGGGGTTCTCGACGACGGCGAGGGTCTGGCCGCCGCGAAGGTACTGGTTCGAGGCGTAGTTCCCGATGAGGGCGTTGCCGTAGTGCCAGTAGTAGAACTGGCTTTCGGCGGGAACGTCGAAGTAGCCGAGCGGGTTCCCTCCGGCTGCGGGTGCCGGTGCGGGCGCTTCCCCGCGGTTCGGGATCCACTGCTCGGGGTCCACGAAGGTGCCGTCGGGGAGGATGATCTCCTGGTGGTTGTGGACGCCCGTCGACATGCCGGTCGTGCCCTGCACGAGCAGAGCCTGCCCGTCCTCGACGACCTGGCCGGGGCTGACGAGGAAGCCGCCCGCGGCGCCGTGCGCGGTGCGGGAGAGCACACCGTCGTGGTGACGGACGAGGACCGTGTTCCCGTACGAGCCGTCGTAGTAGCAGCGCTCGACGACGCCGCGCTCCGGGACGTGGTTCCGCGGGTAGCCGGAGGTATCGGTGCCGGTGTGCCAGCCGCGCTTGTAGATCGAGCTGCGGTAGCCGAACTCGCGGGTCCGGCGGGGCTTGTTGGTCTTGGAGCCGTTGGGCCAGAACGCGCCCATCACTTCACCTGCTCTTCCGTCGGGTTGCCGAGGAGCTCGTACGGCGGGAGCGTGTGGATCTCGCCGTCGATGACCTCGACCGCGTCGAACGTCTCGGCGTCCTTCGCGGCGAACTCCTCGTCCGACATGCCGTCGGGCTTCGGGTAGTGAACCTCGAACCAGGCGCGCTCGCCTTTCGCCTCGAGGTCGGCAGCGAACTGGAGGATCTCCTCGTTCGCGTTGGCGGGCTCGACGACGTCGAGCCGCGCGGTGGGTACTGCGGACATCACGAAACTCCTCTGGGTATGACGAAGCCCCCGGCGGATGCCGAGGGCTGGTGGTGGTGGGGTGGTTCAGGCGGAGAACACCGAAGCGACGACGATGCTCTGCGACGGTTGAACCGCACCCCACGCGGGCCCGTAGATGCGGCGCGCGCGGAAGCCGAGCTTCTGCGCCCCCGTGAAGACCTGCTGTGAGGGCCAGGGGGACCACGACCGCCAGTTCGAGAACATGAACTCGTCGCCGGCGGGAAGCTTCGTGGCGATCGCTGTGCCTCCGACCATTGCGTCGAAGTCATACCGCGCCCCAGTCGGCTCGAGTTCACGTCCCCAGAACCCCTGTGCCATCATCTGCACCCGGTAGGGCACGCCGGGATCGGGGAGGTCGAATTCGGCGATGATCCGAGACTGCTCGTTCCAGACGACGATGCCCTGATCCCGCACGGACCCTGATGGGGGGAGGTCAGCCCATTTCAGCGGGTACACGCCGAGGAGGCGGCCCGAGTCAATCGCGGTCCATGTCTTCTGCCCGAGGGCATCGAGAGTCCGGGCCCAGGTACCGGCACCAATTCGGATGACCGTGCCGAGCCGGTCGAGGTATTGCCGGACGAGGAGGTCGTTCGCGAACGAGCCGCCGTCGCTGCCCCACACGCGGAGGTCGACGAGCTCCTGCACCTGCGACTTGCCGGCATCGACGCGAGCGAGCCACAGGGGCTGATCGTCGGCGGTTCCGGGTGTGGTGGCGCGGTCCGGGATCGCTTTGGTCGCGCCGGCGGGGATCGAATCGAACGAAGAGAGATTGTTCTGCCAGTCGCGGTGCACGGTGACCAGGTGCCACACCGAGCCTGTTGCGGCAGCGGGCAGGATGATGGATGCCTCGTCCTCCGTCCGGTCGACGACACCCCACCCGAATCCACCGCCAGGCGCAATCCGAACCTCGCGGTCCACACCGCCGACGCGGGCGCGCCAGGAGGTCTCCGAGAGCACCCCGTACTTACGTCCGCCAGCCTCGGCGATCAGCTTCGTCCACTGCTCCTCATTGACCGAGCCTTCGTATCCGACACTGTCGGCGATAGGAACGGGCATGGCTACCTTCTTCCTGTGTCGCGGATGCCGCGCGCGAGACGCGCGACGTCCGCAGCGAGCTTGTCGTTCGTGTCGCCCTCGACCTCGCCGATGCGGGGCCTGACGAGCACCCCGTCGGATGCAGACTCGGTGATGGCGACGCTGACGGGTTGGACGCGGTCGATCGGACCCACCTGAATGTGCACTCGGTCGCCGTAGTCGTAGGTGCTTCCGAAACGGAAGCGCGGGGTCTCGTTGAGGGTGGTGTTCACGCCGGCCGTGGGGCGCCCCTCCGCGAGCGCTTCGCGCCCGTCGAGAGTGATGTCTGCGCCTTCGTCCGTGTTGCGCGCGTCGCGGAAACCCTCGATGATGTCGCCCCACTGCGCTTCGAGGTCAGCGTCACGGACCTCGGCGAACTCCCGCTCGACGCCCTCACCGCGCCCACCGACGATCACGCGCGTGACGGTCGGGCCAGTGCGCGCGAAGGTGTACTCCTCGGGGATCCCGGACGCGACGGTGAGAACACCGGGGACGAGCAGGGACTCACGTACGTCCACGACCACCTGGGTGCCGATGTACGCGAGGGTCACGATGAGACCGTCGGCTGTGAGGGCCGGGATCAGCTTCTCGGCGAGCGGGTGGAATCGGAAGCTGACCTCGATCTGCGAACCGCGCCCCTGTGATGGCGCGACCGTCCATGGCACGCCGAGACGGTCGAAATTCTCCTGCAGCGCGGTCTTGAAGACCGTCTCAGACGGTCCCCGATATGTCGCGTACTCGCGGTCTTGCGCCGAGACTTCGGCGCCCGGCTTCGGTCTCCCTTGCCAGTGCCACAGCTTGCGCAGGTCACCGCGCACCTGAGCGGTGACCTGCCCGAAGGGCCCCTCGCCCGGAGTCTCCTGGATGATGCCGCGGAAGCGCTCCTCGCCCCGGAACCACACCGCGCAGCGAGCACCGTCCTCGGTCGCCGCCGGCACGGCTTCATGGTCGTCATCGAGGGCGAAGGACGCCGTCGGTACCACGTTGGGGGTGAGGTCCGCGGTCGCGTCGACACCCTCGAACTGCCTCTGAAACGCCCCAGTCTTGTCGTAGATGACGAACTTCAGGCCGTCGCCCATGCGCCCTCCTCAGATGGCTCGGAAGTACAGCGGCACGACGTCGAACATGATGCTCCCAGCGCCAGTGGCTTCGACGTGCAGCTCCACGCTCTTGCCCGGCGGAACGGGCGCGTAGTCCTGCAGCCCGAGCGCCTGAGTCGCATCGTGCCCGTTCAGCGTCGCGGACGGGTTGCGAGGGTCGGTGTCGATGACGAGCACGTCGCCGACCTGCAGCTCGAACGGCACGGTGATGAGCGCTCCCCCGACGCCGAGAACGACGTCGGTGAGGGGACCTGCCGCGGACCAGACGCCCCACGCTTCGACATCCCCGGTGTTGGGGACACTCGCGCTGGCGAAGTTCGACGCCGAAGAGATGTGCATCGGCGGGCCTGGTGGCAGGAACGGCACCGGGGCCGGCGCTGACCACGGCCCTCGCCGCACCCGAGCGCCCTGCCAGTACGGCTGAGCGGCTTCGAGCTCGACGGCGTACTCGCCCCACCCCTCGGCCATCGGATCGAAGGCGTCGGCGTGCGGGCTGCCGAACACAGGTGAGACGGTCAGCTCGCGAGTTTCTCCTCCGGCGGTCACCCGCCAGATGCCTTCCTGATCGGGGTGCAAGGTGGCGAAGAACGCCCGATACCGAGCGCGCCACTCCGCCGACGAGTCTGCGAAGACGAACACGGGCCAGAACACCTCGCGCGTCTTGGTCTTCCAACCGCGCTTGCGGTGCCCGGGCGTCCCGCGGGACTCGGAACGGTAGACCGTGACCTCGGGGTTATGCAGACCCTCGACCCCGCGCGTGTCCAGGAACACGCCACTGGTCCAGTCGTTCAGGTCCCACACGGAACCGTCAGCGGCCACCCATTCCAGGGAGACACCCTCCCAGGCCGCCACCGGGATCGGTGGGGCACTGGGAGGGTTACCCAGGGCGATCGGGTAGCTCATGTGATCTCCCTCTCCGTCGCCGACCGTGCGAGCCGGCGCCGACGTTCCTTCTCCGCTGCACGGAAGAACTCCGGCACGTCCTGGGTGACAACGTCACCGTGGATGACGACCGCCGGGCCCTGACCGCCGCTCGCACGGAGGGTGTCCCACTGCTCGCCGGTGAAGACCGGCTCCGGCCGCCCCGAGAGGTTGAGCGCCATCCCGCCGTGGGGAAGCCACCCGCCCTCGTCGTACAGCTTCGGGATCACGCCGCCGTTGGCCATCGCCCAGTGGACGTGGTTGTAGTGCATCGAGCGTTCCGGCTCGCCCCACAGGTGGTTCTTGCCCTCGAGCAGCTGGCGGCCGTTCGCGGGCGAGTAGATCAGCGCCTGCGAGTTGGGGAAGTTCTCCCGGAGCCAGTTGAACACCTGCATGCTCGGCGTCAGGTCGATCGCCCGCCCGAGGGAGTGCATCCGCGAGTAGGGGTCGTTCGGCCGGTAGTTGGAGTACATCTGGGTGCCCGGCAGGGCGCCCTGGACGATCTTCCACATCGCCTCCCAGCCCATCCCGCGCCCGGCCGGCGACCCCGGCTGGGGCGCCGCGGCGCTGAACAGGCTGGCCATGCTCTTGACGGTGTTGATGGCGAGGCCCCCGACGGTCTGCCCGAAGATGTTCTGCCCCTCGAGCATCGGCCGGAGAATCCCGTCGATGACGTGCTTCTGGATCGCAGCGCCCGGGTTGGAGAGGAACTCCCACCCGAGGGTCGCCGCACCGCGGACGTGCTCCCACACGTCGCTGAGCAGGCCGCCGCTTTCGCCGCCGACGATGCCCCCGTTCGCGAACTGCGTGAGCCCGAAACCGAACCGCTGTGCCACGTCCGCGAGGATCGCGGTCGAGCGGGCTCGCTTCGCCGGCGCGAGCGGGATGTACGCCTCTCCCCCGGTCTCAGGTTCAGCCCAGAGCCGCATGGCGCCACCGCGCGCGATCTGCGCGACGTGGTTCTCGACGCCACCGTCCGCGAACTTCACGAGGTCGGCCTTCGGCAGCTTCATGTCGTTCAGGCCGAGCGTGCCCACGAGGTCGTTCCAGAAGGAGCGGAGCCCGTTGTTCCACACCGTGTCCAGCACGAAGTTGATCGGCGACGCGGCGGCGGCCTTGATGCCGTCCCACGCCGTGCCGATCGCGCCGGCGACGCCCTCGAACGCCTTGCCGAGCAGGTCGATGCCGACCTTGAACGGCGAGAACACGTGCTGATCGATCCACGACCAGGCCGCGCCGATGACGGACGAGATCCCGTCGAACACCGGCTTGACGATGTTGTTGTAGAGCCACTCGAAGATCAGGCCCCAGCCCTTGATGGCCCCGACGATGAACCCGACGATCGGCTCGATGACGTTCGACCAGATCCAGGAGAACACCTGACCGATGCCCGCGAACACGGGCGACAGGACGTTCTCCCACAGCCAGACGGCGATCGCACCCCAGAACCGGAAGTAGTTCACGATCAGCGTCCCGATGGGGCTGATGACGTTCTCCCAGATCCACGAGAACACCGCACCGATGCCGGCGAACACCGGCTGCAGGACGGTCTCCCACAGCCACGTGGCCGCGGCGCCGATCGCGGCCATGACCGTCGACCAGATCTGCTGCCCGAGCTCGGTCTGCGTGAAGAACCACACCAGGCCCGCGACGAGCGCCGCGATTCCAGCCACGACGAGTCCGATCGGGTTCGCCGACAGGGCCGCGTTGAACAGCCACTGCGCTGCCGCTGCGACGCGCGAAGCAGCCGCGGACGCGAGCGTCGCGGTGCGCTGAGCGATCGTGGCGATCACGCCGCGGCCGCGCGCGGCGGTCTGCGTGTTCTCGGCCGTGGTGGACGCGACGGTGCTCGTGAGCGCTGCCCGGTTGGATGCAGCAAGGGCACGGTTCGCGCCGGCGAGCATGAAGGTCGAGGTAACCTGCAGGCCCATGCCGATCGCCGAGTCGCGGCCGATGACGTTGTTGAGCGCCTGCGCGCTCTTCCACGCCAGGATCAGACCGATGATGACCGGCATCGCCGAGGCGAGCAGGCCGGCGTTGTCGGCCAGGAACCCGAAGGCGCCCTCGGCGACGTGGACGACGTCGGTCAGGCCCGGCAGCTGGCTGGTCGCGTCGGTGACGACGGGCAGGATGGTCGCCAGCGAGTCACCGATCGACGCGAACGCGCCGCCGAGGTCACCAGAGGTCAGGTCGGTCCACAGCGCGCCGACGCTGTCTCGGAGGTCGAGGATGAACCCGACCATCGGGGAGTCTTCCTCCCACCCGAACGCGGTGCGCAGCTTGCCGGTGAAGTCGCCGCCGACGATGAGGTCCCACAGGCCCTGGATGCCGTCGCGGACGTCGAGGATGAAGTCGACGGGGGCGGAGTCCTCGCTCCACCCGAAGGCTTCGCGCAGCTTGCCGGAGAAGTCGCCGTGGACGACGAGGGCGTACAGGCCCTGCGCGCCGGTCCACACGGTCGAGAAGAACGACCCGATGCGGGGTGCGGCGTCGACGAGCCACTGCACGCCGCCCTGGACGTAGGGCAGCGCCTGGCCGACGAAGGTGATCGCGCCGGCGAGGCCCTCCTTCAGCAGCGGGATGGCGGGCTGGATCGCCTCGGCCATCCCGACCGAGAAGGTGTCCTTGAGCGTGGACCACAGGCCCGACAGCGACGCGGACTGCTTCTCCATCATGCCGTTGAACCGCTCGAGGCCCTTGCCGGTCTCGAGCGCGCTCATGAGCTGCTCGAGCTCTTCGCGGCCGAGCTTGCCCTTGCTCGCCATGTCGGCGATCTCGGCGGTGGCCTTTCCGGTCGCGGCGGTGAGCAGGTCGAAGACGGGGATGCCGGCGTCGCGCAGCTGGTTGAGGTCCTCGGCGCTGATGCGGCCGGCGGCGTTCATCTGCTGGATGGCGACGGTGGCGCGCTGGATGCCCTCGGCGCCGGTGCCCATGCCGGAGGTGACGTTGCCGAGGGTGGTCATGATCGGGATGACCTTGTCGGCGTCGATCCCGATCGAGATCAGCGACTGCGCGGACCGCTGTAGACCCGGCAGGTCGAACGGCGTCTTGGCCGCGAACGACGACAGCTCGCCGAGGAAGCTCTTCGCCTTGTCGCCGGACTGCAGCATGGTGGTGAAGGCGATCTCCGCAGTCTCCATGCCCGCCGCGGTCTGCACGCCGACGCCGCCGGCGGCGATGCCCACGGCGGTGAGGGTAGCGAGACCGGTCTTCGCGATGCGGCCGAAGAACGACCCGAGCCGGCTCGAGGACCGCTCGACACCGTCGGCGTACTTCTCCCCCGCCTCTACGCCGGCGGCGGCCACCTGCGGGTTTGCCTTTCGCAGTTCGGTGGCGACGTCCTTCTGGACGCCGGGCATCTTCACCCCGAGGGCGACATAGGCGTTGGCGATTTCGACCGCAGTTGCCACAGGTCACCCCCGGTCTATTTCTGCGAGGCGCGCCTCGCATCGCGCGCGGCGTGCCGCTGCGCCTTCGTGGCCGTCTTCGCCTCGGCCGCACGCACCTCGTGCGCTGGCTTGGGTAGCTCGATGCGCTTGGGCGCGGCACCCTTCGATCCGGCGTTGTGCCAGTCGATGAGCTCGAGGCGGAAGATCGCCTCGCGGAGCAGGTGGGCTTCGTCGGTCAGCGCGATCGGCCCGCCCGCCTCGCGCCATAGCGCGCACCCGTGCGGCAGGCCAGCGACGAGGTCGCCGAGCTCGAACGGTGTGCGCTCGGGTTCGGTGCGACCGTTGCGCAGCAGCCGGATGCCGTATTCGGCTTGAAGCGATGCCCGCAGGGCGCCCTCGTGGTTGTCGAGGGCGCCCGCGAGCACGATCAGTTTGGGTTGAGCGCCTGGAACAGGTCGAGGACGAACTGCGCGCCGTCCGACGTCGACACGCGACCGTTGGGGCCGCGCAGCTGGTCGAGGACGGTCCGGTACTGCTCGCCGACGAGGCGGCGCAGCAGCGACGGCAGCCGTGAGGCGTCGTTCTGGTCCTGGACGGCGCGGATGTCATCGAGCACTTCGAAGTCGTCGAGGGCTTCGTCGGCGACGACGACGGTGATGCTCTTGTCGGGCGCGACCGGCATCGTCACCTGGCGGGCCGGGACGGTGCGCGCGTCGTCGCCCTCGCCGAGAACGGTTTCGACCTTCTCGACCTTGGGCTTGATGGTCTTGGGCTGGTGATCCTGGGGCGCCTTGGCGGCGGTGGGCCGAGTGGCCATGTTTTGTCTCCTCCGACTGGTGTCTCCGACTGGTGGATGGGGGCGGTGGGCGGAGCCGTCGGAGGAGCTCCGCCCACCGGTCTGTGGGCGCGGTCAGTTCGCCGGCGGCAGCGCGGGCTGTGCGGCCGGCTGCTGCTCGGCGGCGGCGGCCGCGTCGTCGATGCGGTGCTTGTTGCCGTACCGGTCCTGCCGGTAGATCTCGCCGGACTTCGGCTTGGCGCCCCGCTTCCGCGCGGCCATCAGGCGCCCGCCTCTTCGAGGTCGGTGCTGATGTGGTCGTAGTCGCCGATGATCTCCCCGAGGAACGGGTAGGCGGCGATGTCGGACCCGACGAAGGTGCGGTCGCCGTTGGGGGCGATCTCGAAGCGCGGGATGATGAAGCGCTCCTTGACGTCGTCGTCGTCGGCGTCGAACAGGTCGATGACGGCGGAGCGGACCTGGATGCGCTGTCCGGAGCCGCGCTTGACCTTACGGACGCCGGCGGTCGTGGTGTCGACCTGCTTCTCGTAGTAGCGCAGCGAGTTGGTCTGCGCCTTGGACTCGAGGCCGACGAACGCGATCTGCGTGCCGGACTCGCCCATGAAGGTGCGGACCACGCCGCGGCCCTGAAGCCCGCGGCGACGCTCGACGGAGCCCGTGAGCGTCTCAGTCAGGCCGTCCTCGGACAGCCAGCCGACGTCCTCGAAGGCGGGGTCGAGGGCGCCGTCGATGGTCGTCGGCAGCGTGGTGCCGTACGGCGCGAGGTGGATCGCGTCGGAGTCCGACCCGAAGATGCGGGCGAGCTCAGCATTCACGGTCATGGTGTCTCTCTTTCGTGTGAGCCGGGGCATGACCGGCGTTGTTGACTCCCCTGGACCGGGGAGGGTCAGCGGGCCGCGCGGACGCGCAGCTGGACGGTGAAGCGGTAGACGGGTGTCTCCGTGTCTTCGTCCGGGGTGAAGTAGGGGCCGGTGACGTCCTGGACGCGGCGGACCAACGGCATCGCCGTGTACTGCTGCAGGAGCGCGTCGCGGGCCTCGTTGGCGATGCGCGCGGCGGTCTCGTCGTCGCTGGCCCAGGCTTCGACGGTGATCTGTGGCTGGTCGACAACGCGGTTCGCTGCGGCGCCGCCGTTGCGCCAGGCACGGAGGAATGCTGAGGGCCGGGGCGACGGTACGCGCAAGGACACGGGCACGTCGACGCGCTCCTCGAGGAAGGCGATCACGGTCGACTCGATGTCAGTGAATCTCACTTCCGGACCGCCCCGATCGCGCGCTCGAGGACGGCGTCGCGGGCCTGCCGTCGTCGGGCGCGGGCAGTGGTCGTCTGCACATAGCCGCGTGCCATCCAGCGATGCGGGCGGGGGACGTACTTGAAGCCCTCGCCCGCGACGGCGGCCATCTTGCGACCGGCGGAATCGACGATCGCCTGGACCGGGGCAGAGCGCATGATCGTGTTGATCGCGGCTAGGTTCAGCTTGACGTCGTCTGCAGCCATCGGTGCCCCCTATCCGTCGGTGCGGCCGGCCTCGCTTGGGCGGTTCCAGCGCGTCGGTGCGCTCGCGTACGGCTGCGGGTCACCGATGATCGTGAGCGGTTCGCCTCCGCGGACACGCACGCGGCATCCGGCGAGGCTCTTGATGTAGGTCTTCGGCCAGAACAGGGACCACTCGACGCGGACGCCGGCGGGTCGCGTAGCGTCGGCGACGTCGGCGAGCGCCCCGGGGGCGACGAGCACGTCGTTGACGATCTCGTCGATCCACTCGAAGCGAGGCTCGTTGCGGGAGTTGCGACCGGTCTCGGTGGGCCGCTGGACGATGACTGTCTCGCCTCTCACGGGATTAGCTCCTGGTCGACGTCGTCGCCGTACCAGCGGGACGCGTTCTCGAAGCGGATGGCGTCGGGCGCGGGTGTGCGGACGGATCGGATGCCGCCGCCGAGGCCGCAGGCCTCGTCGAGTTGCTCGAGCTCCTCGGGGAGGAACCAGCGGGACAGCGCTGCGCGCGGGTTGTACCTGGTGGAGAAGGGGCCGGCACCCTCCTGGTCGATGAGGCCGGCGGGCTTTCCGAGGCGCCGCTCGAGCGCGTCTGCAGCTGCAGACACGAACAGGACACGGCGCTCCCCGGTGATGTGGGCGCCGTATCGGAGGTCGAGCAGCAGCGAGAGCACGGGGATCCATGCGTTGACGCGCTCCTCCTGCGCGGTGTCGAGAGGGGGGAGGAACGGCTTGAGCTCCTCCAGGTTCAGGTTGAGTGCCATTCCTCCCCCTTCCCGTCAGTCGCTCGAGCCGGTACCGGCGGCAGCTGCTGCTGCCGCAGTCGCGGCCTCGCGATGCTTGGTGATCGCCTCGAGGCGGTCGCCCTTGTTCTTCACGCCGGCGAAGTCGACGCCGTCGCGCTCGGCGAGCTTGTCGAGCTGCGCGTTGGTCCAGGAATCGGACGGGTCGCCGTCCGGGATCTCCACGACCGGTTCCGACTTGGCGGCGTCGGCCTCGGTCGACCAGCCCTTCGACGTGAAGTACTCGACCTTCTCGTCGGGGACCTCGATCGACTGGCCCTTGGGGTGCGTGAGCGTGGGTGCCATGTCAGCTCCTTCGATCAGACGGTCGGGATGACCGCGGCCGCGGGCTCGGACGCGCTGCCCTGCGCCGTGATGGTGTTACCCAGCACGTACGCGTAGCGCGCCTTGAAGCGGAATGCGACCATGTCGCGCTCCGCGAGGTTGATCCCGTCGACCGTGGCCTGGTCGAGGAACTTGACGGTGACGTCCTGGCGAACGCCGACGAGCACGCGGGAGCGGTCAGCGACGATGGCCGTCGCCTCCGTGTTGTCCCATGCGCCGTTGCGGACCAACGCGGCGTCAAGGCCGGCGATGGTGTCGGTCACGGTGCCGCCTTCGCCCAGCGTGCGCTGGTAGATCGACTGGCCGTCGGCGCTGCGGAGGTTCGCGAGACGGAACCGCAGGCCCGAGGCGGACGCGATCGTGGTGGGGTCGGCGCCCGAGTCGGCGACCGCGCCGGCGGCCTGGAAGATCGACCCGGCGAGGTCGTTCGGTCCGGGCGTGGCCGACACCTGGAACACGTTGCCGGCGGCGGTGGCCGCGGCGAGGAGGTCCAGGCTCGTCCAGGTGGCGGGCTTGTCGACGCCGAAGAAGATCGCCTCGTCGAGCTTCTTGCCGAGCGCGGTGCCACCGAGGCCGGTGATGCGCTCGATCATGCCGTCGTCGGCGTCCTCGAGGGTGTCCTCGTGGATCGGCACGATGACCGCCACCTCCTCGACGACGAAGCGCTTGTTGCCCCAGATCGCCTTCGACGTCGGCTTGCGGCCGGCCTCGAGGGTGGCGGACTCCGAGACCCACTTCGCCTCCGGGAGGGTGGTGAGGACGGGCGCGTTCGTGATCTTGGTGCCCAGCGGCACGGTCTCGAACGCACTGAGGGCGGCGGAACCGGCCTCAGCGGTCTGGAGGAGTCGGTCCGAGTACTCCTCCTGGATGAGCGTCGCGACGTCGTCGCGCGTGATGTCTGCCATTTCGTCTCCTTGACGTGTAAGCGCCTGGCCGGCGTGCTGAGAGAGGGGTTGGGGCTACCGGTTCTTCGCCAGCTGCCGCAGCGCCGCCGCGGCCTTGCCCCGCCCGCCCTTGTTGGCGGTGTCGTCGTCCTGCTGGTCACCCGCGCGCGGCGTCGGACGCGTGCGCGGCTTCCGCGACACTTCCTTCACCAGGTACGGCTTGTCGGTCGCGAGCTTCTCGACGCGCTTCTTGAGCTCGTCGACGTCGATCTCGTCGTCCTTCTTCGGCACCTCGTCGCCGAGGACCGCGAGCGCGTCCGCGGGGTCGAGGAATCCGACCGTCGCGGCGAGGCTCTTGATCTCGGTGGACGCGATGCGTCGCTCGTACTTCGCCGAGGTCTCGCCGGCGGCCTGCGTCCGCGCTTCCTCGATCGCCTTTTCACTCGGGGTCTTCTTCTCGTCCTCGAGCTGGTCCCACTTCTCGGCCTTGGCCTTGAAGTCGTCGTAGCCCTTGAACTTGTCGCGCTCGCGCGCGAGGCGTGCCTCCACGATGCGGTCGAGGTCGGCCTGCGTGGCGGGAGGCGTGTAGCTGCTGCCGCCGGCGTTATCGCCGCCGCCGTTCTCGCCACCGCTGTTTCCGCCGCCGCTGTTTCCGCCGCCGGGAGCGCCTGCACCGTCCCCGTCGAACGAAACGATCAGCGGGTGGCGCCGAGTGAAGAGGTTGGACATGGGTGATCCTCCGTAGATCCGTCGATATGACCGCCAGAGACAGCTGGCGTACCTGATCCCCGCCGGCGGCGGGTGAGTCTCACTGCCCGATGGCGGGCTGCGGCGCGGGCGGTGCTGCGATCGCGCGCTGCTCGCGCACGGCGGCCGCGGCTTCGAGGACGTCGGTCTTCGACCAGCCGGGGACCATCGCGAACAGCAGCTCGAGCGGGGCACCGACCGTGGAGAGCTTGAGCACCGCGTCCGAGATCTGGCCGAGCGAGCGCGACGACACGTCGGCCCAGTGAACCTGCGACGACGTCGCCTGCGCGGCCGTGTCGTCGCCGATGATTGCGGCCGCGGTGCGCATCCAGAGCTCGTAGCCTTCACCGAGCGCCATCTGCCGGTCGGCGACGTTGCGGAAGTAGCCGGACTCGGCTGCCGCGATGCCTTCCGCAGACATGTTGACGACCGCGCCCAGCAGGTAGTGCGGCGGGACCTGGCAGACGGCCGACAGGTGCTTGATATGTGCGTCGAGGGCGGCGACGACCTTGTCGAGGTCGGCGGGGTCGAAGGTGCCGAAGCGGGCGGTCTCGCCCGACTCCCCCGATGCGTGGATGAGGCCGTCGACCGAGGAGCGGACGAGCGGGTTGCCGTTGGCGTCGCGGGCGAGCTCGCCGCCGGCCATCCACTTCTGCGGGAAGGCGCCGTAGCGCTGCACCATCTGCAGCGTGAAAGTGGCGTCGACGATGCGCTGGTAGATCGGCACGGCGGCCGCGACGGACGACTCGGGGTCGCCGGACATCGCGAGGGTGTTCGACAGCTGCACGACCGGCGTGAAGTCGAGCTCGTGCGCGTCGACGCGGAGGTGCTGTGGTGTGCGGGCGTCGCCGTCGAACCAGTAGGCGGCCTCGCCGTCGACGAGCAGCCATTCGGACTGCCAGAACGACGCGCCCTGCTTCCCGATGCGGGTGAGCACCCACTCGGGGTATTCGTCCCAGGGGCGGGCGTAGCTCGCGTAGGTGCGCAGCGCCGACAGCGGCCGCATGACGACCCCGTCGCCCTCGGCCGGCAGCGACAGCCCGAAGGCCTTGCCGAGGCCGACGACCTCGCGGTTCACGGCGCCCTGACGGCCGTCCATGCCGTTCGCCTGCCACGCCTCGGCCCACACGCGCTCCGAGGAGTACCCGTCGACGAGGAGGCCCTGCGCGATGCAGTCGCGGACGAACGCGAGCCACGGCGACGACGCCTTGCGGAAGAGGTCCTTGTACTCGGCGTCGGCGTTGTCGGGCATCCAGGTGCGGACGAGCTTGCCCTCGATGCGCTTCTGCAGCGTGGTGAGCCGGGCGGACTCGGCCCGGATCTCCTTGGACTTCGAGCCGATGAGCTCACCGATGCCGGAAGCGTCGAGCGCCACGAGCCACCTCCATTACGCGTAGCCGCGCACCTCCGCGGGCTTCCGCGGGGGTGACGCTTCGGACTTGAGCACGCCCCACAGCGCCCACGTGACGGCCTGCGCCATCGTGATCGGCTTGGTGGGGTCGGACTGTTCCCAGGTCTCGCCGGCGCGGCCGATGGGGCGCGTGGTGGCGAACTCGAGGGACTTGGTCACCTCGGCCTGGTCGCGGTGCGGCACGAGGCCGGCGTTGACGTGCTCGATGAACATCGAGTGAGCTGCGGCGATCTCGTCCATGCTCATCGGCAAGTACTTGATCTTCGCCTTGTCGAGTGCGGAGAGCACGGCGGCCGCGTTCTTCGGGTCGAGGACGACGAGCGCGTTGCCGAGCTCGGCCTTGAGCTTTTTGAGGTCGTCGGCGACCCAGAGGGTGCCGCGGTCGGTCTTGTGGTGCTCGACGGCGATCCGGTCGGAATCGCGCCGGACGGCCTTGCCGATGGTGGCGAAGCCACCGCCGCGGCCGAGCGCAAGGGACAGGACGACGCCGTCGCCGGCGACCGCCGCTGCGGGGTTGGCGTGGCGCTTCCACACGTTGAGCTCGAGCTCGGACAGCTTCGGCGCTTCCTCGACGCGACGGTTCGGCCACACCGAGAAACGCAGCCGTCGGACGGCAGCGGGATCGAGGCGGGAGATCTCGTCCTCGATCGTCTCCCGGTTGAGGCCGGCGCGATGGCCGAGGCCAGGGTTCGCATACTCCCAGTTGTCCTCGTCGAGGACGTCGATCTTCGGCGCGAGGTCGGGATCCTCGGACCCAGGCGGGGTGTGCTCGGACCATCCCGTGCGCGGGTCGGATCCGGACCGGCCGCGATCGCGCACGCCCTCCCAGTACTCAGCGTCGTTGAGCTCGTCCGGCACCGTACCGGTGAACAAGACCTGCGTGTTGTCCATCGCCGACATCGTCGGCAGCAGTGCGTCCATCGCGGCCATCGGGGTCTGCTGCGCCTCGTCGACGACGAGCACGTCGACGGAGAAGCCGATCCCCGAGTTGCGCGATCGCGCGAGGAAGAGCAGGCGGTTGCCGTTGGCGAGCTCGATCCCGCGCTCGTTGTTGTTGTCCTTGATTCCCCGCTCGCCGCCGAGCAGCTCGCCCATCAGGATCGGCGACGCGGTGATGACGCGCTTGAGCTTGCGGAAGGCCTCGTTCGACGTCTTTACCTCGTGCGCGGTGTGCACGATCGTCTTCGGCTCGGCGTCCGGCTTCGGCCACAGGAACAGGTGCGCGAGCTCGAACGGGAGGATGATGTTGCCCTTGCCGTTCTGGCGGGCGACGAGCTTGCCGTACTCGGTGCACACCCACCGCCCGGACGCGTCGACGGAGAAGATCGCGTCGATCTCGTTCTCCTGCCACGGATCCGAGCGGATGCCGGCGAGATAGGCGAGATCGAGAGCCTCATCGCCCTTCGATGCGACGCGGGTCGGCGGGATGCGGAGGAGCCTAGGCTCCTGCCGCCCTCTGAGCGCGCGCTTCTCGAGCGGCGGCGAGCTGGTCAGCAAGCGTGACCCCCTTCACCTGGCCGTTGCCCTGAATCTCCGAGATCTCGCGCACGATCTCGCGCTGCTCGCGCAGCAGCAGGTACAAACGGGACGGTTCGCGACCCTGCAACGCCGCGATCGTGTCTCGGGAGGTCTGCAGCATCTCCTTGAGGACCTCGAGGCGGGACACGTGGCCCTCTTCGGTCGTCGGAAGCGCTGCAGGCGGCGCCGGCGGAGCCGCAGCGGTCGCCGCGGCAGTCTTCGCAGCCTCTTCCGCGGCTGCGCGCTCGAGGCGAGCGGCTGCCGAAGTCGACCGGGCCCGATTGTGCGCCCGTTTCGCCTCACGGCACGCGTCGTCGACCGGCGTCCCGTCGCGAAGGTGCCGGCGGTAGGCCGAAATGGTGCCGCACGCGGCGCGAGGACGAGGCAACCGGCACCCCCTCTGAAATGACACCCGTCGCGAATCGGTGCGGGGGGATTTTTGCCAGGCTCCGCTGGGTACTTGGCAGCAGGTCGGCGTGGGGGTCCTCCCCCACGCCTGTCAGGTGGCTGCCCAGATCTCGGTGGCGGCGTTGTCGTTCTTGCGGCTGTTGCAGTCGCGGTGCATGGGAACGAGTACTTGGCCGAGGAGCTTGCCGCCGTTGCCGAGGGCGACGTCGTGGTCGGCAGTGAACTCGCGCTTGTGGTTGTGCGGGAGGGTGGTGTCGATGTGTTCGCCGCAGCCCCAGCCGGACGGTGAGCCGTAGCCGCATGGGAGGTTCTCGCGTGCGGTGCGTCGCTTGAGCGCGGCTTGCTTGCGTCGGTAGGCGCGGTGGCCGACGCCGTCGCGGATCTTGTCGGTGCCCATGTGCGCTGGTTCTCCTGGTGGTGGGCAGGGCGCGCAGGGCGCGCGTGTTCGGTTGAGTGTTCCCTGCGCGCGTTTAACCAGGTCCCTTAGTTACTAATCAAAGAGCTGTGCCAACTGGTAAGTAGCGCGCCCTGCGCGCCCTGGGACCGTTTTGCGCTGTGGGCGCATGGGAAAGAGACAGGGCGGGACCGTTTATCAGGGCGCACTCTGAGCGCGCCCTGATGTCGTGAGCGCGCCCTGCTGCTCGTGTGGACCAGGGCGCGCTGGAGGATCGGTGCGTACTCTCGCGGAGAGCGCGTTAGGGCGGTATGGTGTCCGTATGTCAGAGACAAGTATCCACTGCCCGGCGTGTGGCCATCATCTCTTCGATGCGGATATCTCCGCTCTGCTCACGTCCTCCGAGACCGTCGACGCCCATGCGCTTACTCCGGGCGCCGCCGATGCGGCGGGTGTGCTCACCCGGTTCTTCTCCGAGCAGACCCGCGTTCTCCGCACTGAGCGAGGACGGATGCTCAAGGGCGACGTGATCCGAGAGGTGAACGGCTGGCTGGAAGCGAACGGCGAGGAACCGCTCTCGAATCACGCTTTCGGCCGGGGCATGGCGGCGATCGGAATCGAGTCTGCGAAGTCGAACGGGCAGCGGTTCTACCGCGGCGTCGCGTTCACGCACTCTCGTTGACGAGTTGTTGAGAGGCGCCGCGGCGCGTGGCGGGCGGCGCCTCTCGGGGTGCAGGTGCTCCTGGCCCGGAAGTTCTCGGGCGTCGTGGGAGTCCTTGGCGGGTGTGCATCCGATCCGCTTTGACACCGTGTGATCTCGGCCGGGAGGAGCGGGGGCCGCGGCGTTCCACGGCGGCGACCGTCCCTCGGGCTCGTACTCCCGGCCGAGAGTCGGGGGGTGGTGAGCACGAGAGCCCCGGGAGCTGTACTCATCCGGGGCTCTCGACGCCTGGTGCCGTGTGCGACACCGTTCCGATATTGAAGTTAGGGGGTGACAGTACTGCGGTGTCAAATGCGACGCGCGGGGTGTTTCAGGCGGCGAGGGTTTGCGCTGCGGCGAGGGTTTGCGCTGCGGCGAGGGCTTCGGTGCGGCGTTTCTCGACGGCGGCGATGACTTCGGCGACGCGGTCAGGCCAGAGGTGCGCGTAGGTGTTGAGGGTTTCGGTGGCGTCCTTGTGGCCGAGCATCTGCTGCACGAGCTTGACGTCGGCGCCGGCGGCGATCGCGTTGGTCGCGGCGACGTGTCGGAGGTCGTGCACGGACATGGCGGTGGCGAGGCCGGCGTCGGTGCGGACTTTGCGCCAGACGCGGTTGTACCAGTTGGTGCCGTCGACGGCGGCGCCGCGGACGGTGGTGAAGACGAAGTCGTCGGGGTCGCGGTTGGTGGTGAGCTGCTCGAGCTCGGCCATGAGGAATGCGGGGACGGGGAGCCAGCGCTTCTCCCACGTCTTGACGGGCCCGAGCTTGCGGTGCCCTTCGCGGTCGACGGTCCAGGTTCGGTGGATGCGCGCGCGGTTGCCGGCGACGTCGAGGTCTTTGATCTTGAGCGCGGTCGCTTCGCCGATGCGGGGTCCGCTGTATGCGAGGAGCCGCAGCAGCACGGGGTCGGTGGGGCGGCGGGTGAGCTCGTGCGCGGTGTCGGCGAGCGCTTCGATGTCGGGGTAGGACAGCTGCGGGAGGTCGTGCTCGAGGTCACCTTCGGTGCGTGGCAGTTCGACTTTTGCGAGCGGGTTGCGGCCGATGATGCTCTCGGCGACGGCGTACCGGAGCGCGCCGCCGAACGTGATCCGGACGACGTGCTGCAGGTAGGCGGGTGCCATCTTGACGGGTTTGCGTTCGACCTTCACGATGCGCTGGTTCTTGTCGAACTGGTGGGGTGCGGTCCCGTCGCGGAGCTGTCGCACCCACGCGTCGATCTGGGGGCGGGTGATGCTGCCGATGGCGACGTGCCCCCATTTCGGGAGGACGTAGTTGTCGAGCTCGCGTCGGTAGCGGCGCCAGGTGGAGTCCTTGATGCGGTTCTTCGACGCGAGCCACGCCTCGGCGACGTCGGCGAAGGTCTGTTCACGTGCCGAGGGGTCGATGTATCGATCGGATCGGATGTCTTCCTCGAGCATGGCGACGAACGACTCGGCGTCGCTCCGGCGCGCGTACAGGCGCTGGCGTTGCGTGCCGCCGGGTTCGTACCAGCCGACGGTCCACCGTGATCCCTTGCCGAACTTCGCCGTGCGGAAGTGCTCGGGCAGGGTCTTGATCGCGCGCAGCTGTGCGCTGGTGGGGTTGATCTTCGTGGTGGTGCCGTCGGGTAGCGGGACGGTGGCGTCCTTCACCCACCGGTCGGTGATCCAGGCGCGTGCCATCAGGCGATCTCTTCCCGGTGCGTGAACATGCCGGCGCCCATCTTGGGCCGCACGTAGACGGTGTCGCCGAGGCGCAGCAGGACGCACTGGAACGCCTCGAGGGTGGAGCGCATGACGCCGAGGTCGACGGCCATAGCGCCGAGGTGGCCGGCATGGATCTCTTCGACGTGCCGGTAGTCGGCGATCGAGATCAGGCGCAGCGCGCCCCATTCTTCGGCTGCGCGTTCCTGCTTCGCGTGGACGGGTCCGAACCGGGTCGGGGTGTGGCCGAGGGCGTGGTGTCCGAGCTCGTGTGCGAGGACGCAGCGGTGCAGGCGCGCGTTCATGCCGGGGCGGAGCCGGATGAGGTTCTGGTCGACGTGGGATTCACCGTCGCGGCCGTCGCGGATCCGGGAGTACTCGACGCGGATCCCGCCCTGGTGGGCGAGGTCGAGGAGGTGCTCGTCGATCGGGGTCGTCATTGCTCGTCGGTGGGTTCCGGGTCGGTGGGGCGGGCTACGGCGTCGAGCTCATCCTCGGCAGGGGGTCCGACACCGAACTTCACGCGCACGACGTTCTGCGGGTGGAGTCGCTGCCGGGCTGCTTTCCCCCAGTCGTCGAGCCAGTCGTCTGATCGCTCGTAGGGCGGGTCGATGCGTGCGCCTTCTTCTACGTAGACGATCGGCGATGCCTGTCCGAGGTCGCGGTTGGCGAGGAAGTCCTCGACTTCGCGGGTGAGCTCGCCGAGGTCGATGGCGAGGGCGTCGCAGATGACGACGAGCTGGTCGAGGCTCATCGGGCGGGTGCCGCGGATGATCTTCGAGAACTGGGACTGGCTGACGTCGCAGAGCACCGCCAGCTCGGTCTGATTGACGTCGAAGCGGGCGATCTGGCCGCGGAGACGGGAGATGATCTCGCGGGTCATGATGCTTGGGGCGTAGTTCGTCACCGATGCATCGTGTCAGATATGAACCGAAACGGCCAACTTGGGTCTAAATCAGTTCCCGTGAACTACGGTAGTCCGCATGAACTACTCGACGCCGAGCGGCAAGGCAGCCCGAGCCATCCGTTCCATTCTCGCTGATCGCCGAGAGTCGGTCGAGAAGCTGGCCGAAGAGACCGGCATTTCGCTGAGCACCCTCAAGCGGCGCCTGCTCCTCTCGACGCCCTTCACGATCGACGAGCTGGGACTGATCGCCAACTACTTCGGGGTCTCGATCCTCGAAGTCATCACCCCCGTCGACGAGCGCGCGGCGGTGGCATCGTGAGCCTCCTCGCGTTCCCGCAGCCCGACCAGCCGCAGGACGAGGCCCTGCCCGCCGGCTTCCCGGAGCTGCCCGCGGTGATGTCGCCGAAGACGCTCGCGGAGCTGCTCGAGGTGACGCCGAAGTCGCTCGAGCGGTGGCGCGACGCGAAGACGGGCCCGGCCTACCTCAAGCTGCCGGGGTCCAGCCTCATCCGGTACACCCGCGACGACGTCGTCGCGTGGCTCGCCGCCGCCCGCGTCGAGGTGACCGAATGAGCATCCGCCGGGCCGCGGCCGCGATCGCCGTCGTAGCCCTCGCCGCGCTGAGCGGGCCGGCGTCGCTCGCCCCTGGCATCAACAGTGCGGACCTCATCGTCATCGTCGCACCGGTCGCCCTGGTCGCCGTCCTCGCTCGGCCGGCGCACCCCAAGACCCCCGCCGGGGGTGCTGACACCCCCACCCGCGACGTCCCCCACGTCGACACGCCCCCGGCGGGCTAACCCTTCCCCGGCGCCCGAGCGCCACCCCTCTCACCGAAGCATCCGATCGCAGGAGTCCCCATGAACCGTCTGCAGCTGCGCGCATCCGCCGCCCTGCGTCGCCCCCCGTTCCGCGCCCGTCGCGCCGCGGCCGGGCACCACACCCCTCTCGAGTACTCGCCCGCCGCACCTGCCCCGCGGTGGCTGATCGTCGGCGGCGGCGTGCTCGGCGTCGCCGGTCTCGTCGAGCTCATCGTCGGCGTGGCGGTGATCGCATGAGCACCTCGCTCGAGCCTCTGACGCAGATCCGCCCCTGCGTTCGTCATCGTGCGCTGCTCGACGCGGTGCGGTACATGGTGCCCGCGGTCATCGAGGAGTGCGCGGATTGCGAGGTGACGTCGTGACGACGGCGCCGATCCGCTGGCAGATCGCCGCGGAGTTCACCGTGCACGGTGAGCCGATCCCGAAGTCGCGGCCGCGGGCGAAGGCCGGGCAGCGCCCGTTCACCCCGCAGCGGGTGAAGACCGGCGAGGCGAACGTCCGAGGCGCGTTCGAGGTCGCCTACCCGGACTGGGAGCCGATCCCCCGCGGCGTCGCGCTGCGCATCGACGTGACCTTCTACCGGTCGACCCGCCACGGCGTCGACACCGACAACCTCCTGAAGCTCGTCACCGACGCCCTCAACGGGGTCGCGTTCGCCGACGACGAGCAGATCAGCAACGTCCACGCCTACCGCCTCTACGGCGCTGGCGCGGACGCACGAACCGAGGTGCGGATCTCCCGCGCCGCCTGACCGCCACCCCACCACTGAAAGGACCGCTCATGGTCAAGCTCGCATCCGCTCTCCCGAAGGAGAACGAGCGCAACGGGATCGCGAACCGCACCCGCGACCTCATCCGGAACTACGACAGCGGCGCAATGATCCCCGTCCTGATGCTCGTGCGCACGCAGGAAGTCATCCGCAACAAGGACTACGAGACCGTCCCGAAGATCGAGGTCGTCCACATCGAGGCCGTGCCCGACGACCAGGCCGACGAGATCCGTGAGCGGATCGTGCAGCTGCACGACGCCCGCGTCGGCCACAAGAAGCAGCCCCTCAACTTCGGCGACGGCACCGACCCCGAAACACCCACCGACACCCCCGACGTCGAAGGCCCTCTCGCGATCGAAGCCGGCGACGACGTCGTCGACGCCGAGGTCATCGACGACGGCCCGCTCTCGATCGAGGGCCCCACCACCGACACCAACCCCGAGGAGAAGTGACCATGTCCGCTGAGCACGCCCCCATCGCCCCCGTCGCACCGATCAGCCCCCGCCAGGCCGGGAAGTCGAACGAGATCATCAAGCGCCTCATCGGCCGCCGCATCACGCTCAAGGCCGACGCTGAGTACATCGCCGGCGAGCTCGAGTCGATCGACGCGCAACTGATCGAGCTCCTCGGCACGGTCGGCTCGCATGACGTCGATGGCACGAAGGTCGAGGTCCGCGAGTACTCGCGCACCGACTACGGCGCTCTCGAGAAGGCATACCCCGTCGAGCAGTACCCCGCGCTGTACGTCACGAAGCAGTCGCTCGACCAGGCAGCGGTGAAGAAGCAGTTCGCGCCGGCCGCGCTCGAGGCGTTCAAGGTCGCTGGCAAGAAGTCGGTGGTGGTGAAGTGACCGGCTTCACGATCGAACGCCGCCAGCACCCGACGCAGGACATCGAGGTCGAGGCCGTCGTCATCGACTCGGTCGACACGCTCCGGGCCGTGCGCGATGAGCGGAACTGGATCGAGGGTCAGCTGTCGATCCTGACCTACCCCACTGCGCCGCCCGTCGCCCGCATCGCTTCGGACCCGCCGCGGTACTTCGGTACGCCGGTCAACGTCGGCGACACCGTCCTCAAGGGGCCGGGCGGGGACTTCGAAGTCCTCAACGCCGGCGCCTGAGCGCGTCACCGCCGCGACGGCATACACGCCGGGTTCGAGTCCCGGGGCGGCACGGAAAGGAGCTAGGGCTCATGAGCACAGTCGAAGACCTATACCTCGGTGTCATCAAGGCCGGGATCGCCCGGCATCCTCGGTCGCTGCAGAAGCGCATCGGGCCGTCGGAGATCGGCAACCCCTGCGACCGGCAGATCCTTCACAAGCTCAACGGCGACAACGAGCCGAACCGGGGGCCCGCATGGAAGCCGGCCGTCGGCACGGCGGTGCACGACCAGCTCGAGCGCTGGTTCGACGCTGCCAACCGCGGCGGCGGCGACGTTGACCGCATGGAGTGGGTCACCGAGTGGCAGGTGACCGTGGGGCAGATCCTCGGCGTCGACATCACCGGGCACTCGGACCTGTTCCACGTCCCGACCGGCACCGTCATCGACCACAAGATCGTCGGCCCGAGCCAGCTCACGAAGTACCGGCTGCACGGCCCGAGCCAGGTGTACCGGGTTCAGGCGCACCTCTACGCGACGGGCTTCACCCGGGACGGCGGGTGGGGGCCGGCGAAGCACGTCGCCATCGCGTTCCTCCCGCGCGACGGCGAGCTAGACAAGACCGTGTTCTGGACCGAGCCGTACGACCCGCACATTGCGGCCCAGGCGATGGTCCGCGCGAACCGGCTCGCGACCCTCCTCGCCGTCGTCGGGATTGACGCAGCCCTCGCCGCGTCGCCGCTATGCGACGACCAGTGGTGCATGTGGTGCCGGACCGAGAAGCGTCAGCAGCACCGCGCCGCGGGCGGGTCGCTGTTCCTCGACATCGGTGAGCTCGCAGTAGTCCCCGAGCCGACTGCCGCGCCGGCGCCGCTGCGCGCGCTCGAGCAGCCGGCCGTCGCGCCGATCCCGATTCGTCCGGACGTGGCCGTGACGTGCCAGGCGTGCGGGTTGCCGCTGCACCCTTCCGTCGCCGCGGGCGGGTTCACCACCCACCCGACGTGCCCGGACCCGAAGACCTCGGCCGCGAGGCCGATCCCCTCGACACCGCAGCCAGCGGCGCCGATCAACCTGTTCGACCGATAACCAGCAAGACCAACCAAGGAGAAGACCAATGTCCCTGTTCGAATCGTCCAACAAGGGCCTCAAGTTCGACGTCATCGGAACGACCCACACCGGCACCGTGAAGTCGGCGCCGCGCGAGCGCCAGCAGACGAAGTACGGCACGCAGGAGCCCGACTTCTGGCCCAACGGCGACCCGAAGATGCAGATCCTCGTCGACCTGCAGACCGACCAGCGGGCCGACGCGCACGACGACGGCGAGCGCACGCTGTACGTCGCGTCGAAGAACATGAAGAAGGCGATCGGTGAGGCGATCCGCGCCGCGCAGGCGACGGACATCATGCCCGGCGGCGTGCTGACGGTCACGTACGTCGGGAATGACCCGGCGTCGAAGAACCCGGCGAACCCGGCGAAGCTCTACCAGGCGCAGTACACGGCGCCGGCGTCGGGGTTCGTGCAGCAGCCGGCGGCGCCCGCGCAGGCCCCGCAGCAGCCCGCGTATCAGGCGCCGCAGCCGCAGCAGGCGCCGTCGTACCAGCAGCCGTACGCGGCACCGCAGCAGCCGCAGCAGCCCGCGTACCCGCAGCAGGTGCAGCAGCCCTACCAGGCACCACAGGCGGCGCCGCAGCCGGAGCAGCCGTTCGCGCCCGCACCTCAGCAGGCACCCGGCGGGCTGACCCAGGACCAGGTCAACAAGCTGCAGCAGCTGCGCGCTGCGGGGATCCCGGCCGACACGATCGCTACCGCGATCGGTGCGACGCAGGAGCAGATCACCGCGTTCGACAACACCCCGTTCTGACCCGCACCACCACCGCCCCGGCCGCGACCGCGCGCCGTCCCATCGAGAAGGACCCGGGGCACATGAGCACCCACGACACCGAGATCCTCGCGACCTGCGAGGAATGCGATCAGCCGATCCGCATGACCGATCCCGCGATCCGCCCGACCGCGTTCACCTGGTGGCGGCACGTGCGGTGCCCGCAGACGAAGTTCGACTTCGACCCCGCCGACGTCTGCCCCGAGTGCTTCACCGTCCGCACCACAACCGGAGCCTGCAACTGCGCATGAACACCCTCCTCACCGCCGCCCTCGAGCTGCACGCCGCCGGCCTCTCGGTCGTTCCGGTCGCAGCCGACGGCACGAAGCGCCCCCGCATCGCCTGGAAGGAGCACACCGGCACCGCTGCTGATGAGGCTCAGCTGCGCGGCTGGTTCGACAACGAGATCCCGCAGGGCATCGGCGTTGTCACCGGGTACGGCGACGTCGAGCTGCTCGAGGTCGAAGGCGTCGCGATGCCGCTCATGGGCGAAGTACTCGCGCTGCTCGACGGGACCGGGCTGCGGCCGCTCTACGACCGGCTCGTGACGGGCTGGTCCGAGCAGTCCCCGTCGGGCGGTCTTCACCTGTTGTACCGCGTCGAGGGGGGCGCGGTACCCGGAAACCAGAAGGTCGCGCAGCGGCCCAGCGAGGGTGCCACGGGCCGCGAGACGCTCGCGGAGACCCGCGGGACGGGCGGGTTCGTCGTGCTCGCCCCGTCCGCCGGCGACGTGCACCCGACCGGCAGCGCGTGGGTGCGTCTCGCCGGCGGTCCCGCGACGATGCCGACGATTACGGCCGAGGAACGCGAGCAGCTGCACGCGGTCGTGCACGCCGCGCTCGACGCCATGCCCGACCAGCTTCCGGCGACACCGTCCGGGCCCGTCGACGCGAAGTGGTCGACCGCGTTCCAGGCCGCGGCCGGAGACATCACGCCCGGCGACGACTTCGAAGCGAAGACGGACTGGTCGGAGATCCTGCTCGGCTGGACGCACGTCTTCACGCGCGGTGCGACCCGGTACTGGCGGCGCCCCGGGAAGAACGACGGCATCAGCGCGACGACCGGGCACGCCGGCGATCGTGATCGCCTGTTCGTGTTCACGTCGTCGACGGACTTCGAGCCCGAGGTGCCGTACACGAAGTTCGGTGCGTACGCGCTGCTGCAGCACCGCGGCGACCACGGCGCCGCCGCGAAGGCGCTCGCGGACGCCGGCCACGGGCACCGCGCGCCGCGCGAGCTCGCACCCGCGACCCGGACGACGTCGACGGGAACGCAGCTCGCCGTGCTCGGCTCGACGGCGCCGGCGGCCGCGCCCGCCGCGGTGATCGGGTCGGACAGCGCGGACCTCACCGACGACGGGAACGCGCGCTTGCTGGTGTCGGAGTACTCCGGCCAGATGCGCTACGTCCCCGACGCCGGGAAGTGGGTCACGTGGGAGGGCACCCGGTGGGCATGGCATCCCGACGACGGGCCCGCGATCGAGGCCGCGCGCGACGTCATCCGGCGGATCCCGACCGATAACGCGCAGCTCGCCGCGCACCGGCTTAAGTCGATGCGTGCCCGTGCGATCGGTGACGCGGTGCGCCTGGCCCGGTCCGCGCCGGCGATGCGGATCGCCGCGTCGGAGTTCGACCGGCACCCGTGGCAGCTGAACACCCCCGGGGGTGTCGTCGACCTCCGCACCGGTGCGATCGCCGCGCCGACGCCGGCGCTGTTTCACTCGAAGCAGACGACCGTGACCCCGCAGGCGATGCCGACGCCGCTGTGGGACCAGTTCCTCAAGACGACGTTCCAGTCGAATGCGCTGCTCGAGCGGTACCTGCAGCGGCTCGCGGGGCTCACGTTCATCGGGGAAGTACTCGAGCACGTGCTCCCGTTCCTGCACGGCCCCGGCGGCAACGGCAAGACCGTGTTCGCCGAGGTGCTGTCGACGATCGCCGGCGACTACGCGACCGAGGCCCCGCAGGGCTTCCTCATCGCGGGCCGCGACAAGCACGAGACCGAGCTCGCGAACCTGCAGGGCCGGCGCATGGTCGTCGGGTCCGAGGTGAACGAGAACACCCGCTTCGACGAGGCGAAGGTCAAGCTCCTCTCCGGCGGCGACAAGATCACGGCCCGGTTCATGCGGCAGGACTTCTTCACGTTCGTGCCGTCGCACACGTTCTGGCTGCTCGGCAACAGCCAGCCGAAGGTCGAGACGGGCGGGGACTCGTTCTTCCGCCGCATCCGGCTGATCCCGTTCACCCACACCGTGCCCGAAAAGGACCGCATCGAGGGGCTGCAGCAGCGCCTCGTCGACGAGGAAGGCCCCGGGATCCTGCACTGGATCATCCAGGGCGCCGTGCAGTACGCCGAAGCCGGGCTCCCGACACCCCCCGAAGTCCTCGCCGCGACCGAGACCTACCGCGCAGAGGAGGACCACCTCGGCCGGTTCATCGAGGACCGCTGCCACGTCGGCGGCGGCGACATGGTTCGCGTCGAGATGTCCGAGCTTCGCAAGGCGTACGACGCCTGGTGCCGCGAGCAGCACGAGGACGCGCTCACGTCGCAGACGTTCGGGCGTCAGCTGAAGCAGAGGTTCGGCGTCGGGTCGGCGAAGTCCAACGGCCGACGGTTCTACACCAACGTCACCGTGTACGCCCCCGAGTCGCCGACCGAGGACGAGTCGGCCGGCCAGCAGAGCTGGTGGGACAAGTGACCGCCACAGCGCCCCTGTTCGCCCCGTGCGGCTGGTGCGGTGCGGACGTGCTGCAGGTGCGGTGGGACTACCGAGCCGACCTCCTCATCGGAGATCCGCGGCTGGACCCCGTCGCGCTCGACCCGCAGCAGGTGACCGCGTGCATCATCGCCGGGATCCCGCTGTGGCAGCTGGAGCAGCGCCTCACCGGCCATTGGATCACCTCGGCCCGGTCGTTCTACTGGCCCCGCCGCCCCGTGCCCGGGCACATCGCCCCCGAACACCACTGCTCCCGCGTGTGGGACGCCGAGCGGCTGCAGCTCGCGCCCGACGCCGGCACCACCTACCCCGACACTCCCCCGTTCTGAGGAAGGACACCGCCATGACCGAGATCACCCGCACCGTTCAGCAGATGGTCGCCGACGTCGACGTCAACGACGACGGGTACGTGACCGTACACGTCGCCCAGCCGCTCACCGTCAACGAGGCCCACGACGTCGCCCGCGCGATCCTGGAGGCAGCCGCCGAGGGGGAACGCTACCTCGCCGAGCAGAACGCCGCAGCGGCCGTCGCGCCGACGCCGACCGTTGCAGTCGTGCACGGCGCACCGATGCCCGGGTACACGGCGACGACGTGCTGCGGCCGCGACCCGTTCAAGCTCCCGGCCCCGGACACCATCACCGGTGACGAGAGCGCCGTCACCTGCGGGAAGGCCAGCTGATGCACGTCGCCGACCTCATCGAAGACGCGTTCCCGCACGGCACCGTCGACGGGTACCGGGCCGGATGCCGCGGCGCGGTCTGCCCTGCACCCCTCGCCTGCCGGGACGTGCAGCGCCGCTACGCCGGCGACTACAGCTTCAAGCGCCTCGTCGACGCCGGCGTGCCGCTCGAGGAGATCCTGCGCCGCGACGCCGCGGCCGCGGAGGGCATCGAGAAACGCGACCGCCAGGCCGCGCGTGCCGCAGCGAAGCCCGCCACGCCGGCCAAGCCGAAGGCCGAGCGAGCGCCCCGCGCACCGCGAGCTACCCGTCCGCCGCGGGCACCCCGCGAGCCTCGCCCGGTCAAGGCCGCCCCGGTGGTCGACGCGGCGTCGCCGGCCGAGGAGTACGCCGAGGCGATCGCCGCGTGGCGGGAAAAGCGCACGGGCCTGCAGCTCGCGCTCCGCAGCGCGCAGACCACCCTCGTCCGCGCCGCCCGCGACCGCGACGCCGCGCGCGCCGAGCTCGAGGCGTTCCTCGCTGCCGGCGAGCCGGTGGAACCGGAACCGCAGCGCACCAGCAAGCGCCGCACTGGGGAGGACGCCGCGGCCGACGTGAAGCGTCTGCACGGCGAGCAGCTCACCGACGCGGCGATCGCCGAACGGATGCAGGTCGGCGTGGTGTACGTCGGCCAGGTGCGCCGCGAGCTCGGGCTCGCACCGAACCGGAAGCCGCGGAAGCAGCGCGAACCGAAGCAGCCCCGTCAGGTCGCCGGTCACGGGACGAACGCGTCGTACGCGCGGGGATGCCGGTGCGACGCCTGCAAGGAAGCCGCGCGCACCTACCACCGCGAGTGGATGGCGAACCGACGTGAGAACGCCGAGAGCATCCCGGCCGAGCACCACGGCACCGCGTACGGGTACCAGCTCGGCTGCCGCTCGAGGAAGCTCTGCCCGTCGACGCCGTCGTGCGCGGACGCGTCGCTCGCCGAGGAACGCCGCCGTCGCCGCGATGCGGGCATCCCGGCGGCCGCGCCGCGCGTTCCCGCCGAGCCGGTACGTGTCCACGTCCGCGCGCTCATGGCCGCGGGGATGACGATGGACGCGATCGCCGCCGGCGCCGACGTGCACCGCAGCCGCATCGGCGACCTGATCTACGGGCGCAGCGAACCCGACCGGAAGGGCGAGCTCGCCGCCGAGATCGAAGCAGAGCGCGCGACCCGGCTCCTCGCCCTCGAGGTGCCCGCATGACCCCGTCGCTCATCCCACTCGACGCGATCGACCCGGAAGCGCGATCGCTGGAATGGCGGCGCGCGTTCGAATGGCACCTCGACCAGGTGCCACCGCTCATGGACACGCTCAGCACACTCAGCGTCACCCTGCTGCGCGCGTCCCGCGTCGACCAGATCAAGGTGACCGGCGGCGGCTACATCGACAACGTCCCCGTCTCCGACCGCAGCGCCGGCGTCGACGCGGACGAGCTCTGGACGTGGCTGGTGGCGTACACCCGCGCCGTCGTCGCGTGGATCGAGCCGCAGCTGCAGCCCGACGACCGGCCGTCGATCGCGAACGACCCGCGCACGTGGACCGCTGTCGCGCCTCGACCGGACGCGGACCCGTTGTCCGCGCGCACCGTCGCGCTCCTCACGATCGGCTGGCTGATCGACCACGCTGGCCTGATCGAACCGATCCGCGAGCTCGACGCGCACGCCGAGACCATGTTCAAGCTCATCCGGAAGCTGCGCGGCATCCACCGCGGCGGGAGCGTCGCACGCCGGCAGCGGCCGCGCGTGTGCGGCGTGTGCGGCGAGTGCGCGGTGCTCGTCGACTGGGTCGACGGCGCCAACGGTTCCCCGAAGCCCGTCCAGGTCGGCCGTTGCAAGGTCTGCGGCCAGACCTACGCCACCGCGGCCACGGCCGACACCAACCAACAGGACAGGAGCACGCGATGAGCGATGCGATCAAGGTCACCGTCAGCGACCCCGAGAGCGGCGAAGAACTCGAGAGCCGAGTCATCGACAACGACTTCATGGTCTTGTGCGCCGGGGACCGCTACATCGACGGCGTGCAGGCGTACGCCAACGGGACGCAGATCGTCACGGTGAAGCGTCGCACCAACCACACGAACGGGAGTACGAAGTGACGATCATCAGGTGCGGCGGTGGGTGCGGAAGCGAGCTTGAGACGACTGACCCCGTCAACCGCCGCGCCGCGTACCTGTGCCCGCGATGCCGTCACCACGAGGCGGGGACAGCGATCCGTTGCCCTGGATGCGACTGCGAGCCGGTCGGCTACGCGCCTCACAACGGGCAGGGAGACTGCCCGCCCAAATCGACCGATCCGTACCGTGGCGCCACGTGCCCACGCTGTGGGCGAGAAATGTCGCTGACCGACGAGGCATGCGGTGAGCACCCCGAGTCGACCGATCAGGGACCGTGGCGACCCTGACCTACCGCGAGGCAGCGCGACGCGTGCGGCGCAGCGTGCGCACCATCAAGCGGTGGCGACTCAGCGGCATGCCGATGGGGTGGGAGACCCAGCACGGGCAGAAGGTCCGCGTCGTCGACGAGGAAGTGCTCCTCCGCTGGTGGCGCGATCGCCTCGACAGCTGGCCGGCGCACCAGTACCGGCTACGCCGCCTGCAAGCCGCGGCCGCGGAGCTCGAGCAGCAGCCCGCCGCGGATGCCATGTGA